TTAGGGATAGCGGATGGGCGCGATAAAGCCGAGTTCGAGCAGCTGCCTGGAACCCGAGAATCGCGTCGAGCATGCATCGGAAAAGTCGAATTCACCCGTCTCCTGAAGACCCTCCAGCATCTTGCGGTAGACGGCCGCAGCGTCGAAGTACTGCCCGTCGGCGACTGCCTGCTCGATCTTCTCTTTGTAGTCGGAGAAGAACTTGAAATGCAGCAGCACGCCGGAGACGGCGGGGAAATTCCTTTCGCAGGGCAAGGGCTGGTGAATGCTGACGCCCAGGCTGCATTCCTTGTCCCAGAAGATGACAGGATATTTGATGAGTTCGAGCAGATGGGCGAATTTGCGCTTGCGCGGGCCGCCCGTGATGCTGATCGCCCGCTTCGTATAGCTGATCTCGTATCCGGAGCCGTCGAAATGATCGGCGATTTCCCACGGCATGCGGCCGTCGTCGCTGTCGAGCGTGGCAGCCCCGAGCCGTCCGGTCGGATACATGTCGAGCATGGGGGCTGCGAGGCGCTTTTCCCCTCTGCTCTCCAATGCCTGCAGAAGCGCACCGAGCGGCCGGTTCTCGCAGTCCTCGTAAATCAGGAACTCGTCGGAATCGACATTGAGATACCACCGGTCCCAGCCATAGCGCTCGAAGAGAGCCTCGCGCCATTCACGCCCCCTGCGGGCATCGCGATACCGCACCGGCGAACTCCAAAGGTCCACATCGGCCTGCGCAAGCAGATAGTCCCGCGTCCCGTCCGACGATACGTCGTCGACGCAGATGAAGCGGGTAACGCCGAGCCCTCTGTAGTGCGCCAGAAACGACGGCATCAACTTGCGATCGTTATGCGTATTGAACACGACGGGAATGTCGCCTTTGCCGAGAGGCCTCTGGCCGCCCTCGGTCAGGCATGACATTTCGATCGGTCGCCTCCGCTTGCGAACACGCGCCGTGAGCTTGTAGGTCTCGTACCGGGTAAGCACGCGATCGAATATCCCTCTCCGATCCCGCTCATTCTCAGCTTGGCGAGAAGGATAGTGAAGATCTTTCAAGGTTCGCTCCGATCGGCCGCTGCAGGAGGATGCGTTTATCGGCATCGCCACGGGAATTCAACTCCGCCGCAACTCGAGGCGCTTGCCGCCGCAAGACTTCGGGCCAATGCGCTAGAACGCAAACGGATACCGCGGTCGCAGGCTCCGGGTCCCCAACTTGACGAAGTTCTTGAGTTTTCCCGGAATATGTTCGCGCCGGTCATAGGCCTCCAGGAGGTTCGCAGATCTGCGATCCTCGTGGAAGCGGGCGATCCACTCTTCCGTCAGATCGTCGCGCTGGACTGCCATTGATGTCTGCAGCTGCGCCGGTAGCGGCACCTGCAAGTGCTCCGCCAAGTGGCTGACGAATGGAATCGGATCGGCGGCGAGCTCCTCGTAGACGAATTCGGCAAATTCAACGCCGGTGAGTTCCAGATAGCTTTGCCAAAAGGCATAGCTGTCGCGAATGTAGAAAAAGCATCGGGCGATCTGCTCGAAGTCGTATTGGGGATTGGCCCTTCCCTCGACGTGAGCGGCAAAACTACGTGTTTGCCTCGCCCGCGCATAGGATATCGCCTGCCTCAGCGTATCCCTGCGCCGCAGGAATACGAGCGCAACGTCATGCATGGCGAGGCAATGCTGAATGAAATCCCTTCCATAGACCTCATGCGTCACGAAAAGCTGGTTCGGGAATATCTTCGAGCCGAAGACGCCGTTCGGCGTAGAGCACTTCCTGAGGAGTTCCTGAAAGAATGCGTCCCATGACAAGGCGCCGGTATCCAGCCGATGGATCTTGGGCGAGAGCCACTCGCTCGAGCGCCCCATATTACCGGCGCCATTGACGAGCGAACCCAGCCAGTTCGACCCGCTTCTCGCCTCCGTCAGGAGCAGATAACCTCGCATGAACTCTCCGTCCGAACTCGCTTCGAAGTCCCAGCCAGGCGGTCGTTAGAGATGAATATTGGCTTTTTTAGCACAAGCTGATGATCCGACGGTTCGAGACCATCCGAGAAAGCCGCCTTAGATTGGCTTGACAAATTCATTGGACGAATACACATGCGTGTGTATTGTCGTATCAGATGAAGAGCGGCGACATTATTGCAGCATTGCAGAAGGACGGATGGTACGAGGTTGCGACCAAGGGCAGCCACGTTCAATTCAAACATCCGAAAAAGCACGGCCGGGTTACCGTTCCTCACCCGAAGAGGGATCTACCAATCGGTACCCTCAGGAGCATTGAAAAGCAGTCCGGTTTGAAATTGAGGTAAGGCCATGCGCAACTATATCGGATTGATCCACAAGGACGCCGAGAGCGATTACGGCGTTTCCTTTCCTGATTTTTCCGGCGTCGTGACCGCCGGTGCCGACCTCGACGACGCGCGCGCTATGGCAGAGGAAGCCTTGGCCTTGCATATTGAAGGGCTGGTAGAGGACGGCGAGGCCATCCCGGAGCCCTCCTCCCTTGAGGTTGTCATGTCCGACGCCGAGAACAGGGATTGCGTCGCTATTCTCGTCGCGGTGAAAACCGAGGCAAAAAGAGCCATTCGAGTGAACGTTACGCTTCCCGAAGGTGTCCTGAAGCAGATAGATGCCTTCGCCGAAGCCCACGGCCTTACGCGGTCTGGATTTCTTGCTCGTGCTGCAACGCACGAGATCGAACGGGCAAATGACGGCCACGACGCCTATGCGGAATCCCGCTTGTCGGCTTTGGGCACTTCCAGCAAAAATGTGTAACGCTTTTCCATGCGGAAGCGCGTACTTTCAAAAGCTTGGAACGAGTGTCCATGCCTTAAGCAAGGCATTGGTATCCGGCAAGCAATGAACGGATCTTTGAGAAGAAGAGAAGAATGGTGGGTGATCACGGGCTCGAACCGTGGACCCGCTGATTAAGAGTAATCTATTTTACTCTGAACAGCCTACAAATCAAGTAAAGCGGTTTCCAATACCGTGCGATAACTACACCTGAAAACGCGGAACGTTTCGTGAATTGGAAACCGCAAATTAGGTGTTCTTCGGCTGATCTGCAACACGAATTTTGAAACACTGCCGCCTCGTCCTCTCGCGGCCTGATTCACTCTTGCGGATGTTTGGTATGTCTAGAAAGTAGAGCCCGCTCCTGAGCGGGCTCTCTTCTAAAATAATGTTTTAATGAACGACTTTAATATAATACCCGTAAAAATGTACTGGTAATTCACCAACGTCACTTAGTCCAATCACGTTAAAGTCAGACATGGACTCGATCTTTGGAAAGGTGGCACGGAACCTTTTGCCCACTGAGTGTTCACTGTAATTCGAACACCGTTGCGTCGTCGGCCCGCTCTCTAATCCCCTTGAACGAGGCGTGCCGCAGCTTGCCGTCATCCGTCCAAGCGCGATACTCCACCTCCGCGACGAGCAGCGGCTCGGTGAAGACGGCATTCTTCCGCCGCAGGTTCACTGCCGGTTTTTTCGTAACGATCGATGCGAGGACGTTGCGCAGCTCGCGTGATAGATCGTGCGACCAGCCCGTGCCGCAGCCTCCGACGTAGACCAGATCGTCATTCTTGCGAGCGGCCAGCAGCAGCCGACCGAGATGACCAGGCACCGTCGAAGGCTCGAAGCCGACGATCACGAAGCTATCCCGGCGCTTGCAGGTGATCTTCTGCCACCACTCGCCCCTGCCGGACCGATAGGGCTTCTCGACGTGCTTGGCGATGATGCCTTCGAGGCCGTGCGCGCACGCGACGCGAAAGAACTCGTCGCCATCAGCCTGGACCTCTTCCGATAGCCGGATGGCACCGGCACGGCCGGCGACTATCGGGTCGAGCAGCCACCGGCGTTCGCGAAGCGGCAGTCGGCGCAGGTCCCAACCATCAACATAGAGAAGGTCGAAAGCAAAGAAGATGATTTCGCGTGGATCATGCAAGCTAGGTCGCTTACCGAGTGCGCGCTGAAGCATTCCGAAATCCGACCGCCCCTGATCGTCAAGGACAACCGCCTCGCCGTCGAGGATTAAGGTTTCGTAACCAAGCTGGCGCGCCTCTGCCGCGATTGAAGCAAAGCGGGGCGTCCAGTCGTAGCCGCCGCGTGTGATTATCCGTACCCTGTCCGGCTCCACGTGAACGGCCAGACGGTAGCCGTCCCATTTCACCTCAAAGGCCCAGTCCGGCCCTTTTGGCGGCTTGTCGACTAGCACCGCCAGACATGGATCAACCCGCTCCGGCATCGGGTCCGGCGATGAGGTGCCGCGCGGTGTTTTCGACGATGCTCTGGCCATTAGCCCATTAACGCACAGGCTCGGAAAAAGCCGAATTGACTCTTTCGGCTGAGAGAACATATTAGGAACATTCGACGGCGATGCGGCGCCATTCCATCAATCAGGGGCGGAAACTAGAAAGACGCGCGTCATGCGAACACTTGCCGATCAGATAGGAACCGCGATTGAAGTTGATCTTGCGGTAATGCCTCCGCACCAAAGGCGGGCCTACGCCGGCCTCGACCAGTATCGCCGTCCCGTCGACGTGCGCGGCGTCCAGGAACTCGCCAAGGGAATTGCCGAATCCTTCGGGGCCTTTGCTATCTTCGATGTCGAGACGGTGCTGCGGTCTCCGGCGATCGCGCCGTTCGTTACGCAGACGCTCTACGCGATCCCGCTCGAACTGAGGCGGGCCGCCTGCGATCGCGACCGGCTGAAAGCAGAAGGGGCGCGAAAGGAGATGGCACGGATAATCTCGGCCGCACTGCTGGCGCGATACCATTTCGAGCCCTTGAAGCACGCCGGCGCCTCCTGCCATCCGAATTGGGAAGAGGCCTTCGAGCAGCAGTTTGGCGCCGGCCGTGGAGGCGATCGACATGAGTGACGAACTGGGAGCCAAGCCCCACATCCAGGCCGGGCCGTTTGTCCACTACTGCGAACACCCGGGCTGCACGAAATGGGGAAGCTTCGGCTTCGCCGTCGGCCGGTCGGATCCGAACTGGTTCTGCTCTGTGCATAGGCCGGAATGGAAGTCGCGCCACGAGGTGCAGCCGCGGCATTGACCGTCGCCGCGCAAGCAACCCCGCCACCAACACCCCGTGGCTCGTGGCGGGGTCTGCTCTAAATTGCTCCTGAAAAGCTCTCTCGTTACTTCGTGCCTAGCGCGCTGCGAGCACATACAATATTTGCCAAATGGCTTTCCCCGTCCAGCAAGACGTCCGGATTAATTCGAAAGGGCGAAGACTGCCTAAATGGCTTTACGAACAACGATAGGGGCCGCGCACTGTTCGGCAACGCTGGGAACTTCGGTCGTGGTGGCGTGTTGACCTGCCGAGGACGAATGTAATGAGCTCGATCAATCTTGCTGGCATCCTAATTCTTCTTATTGTCATTGCACTATTCGCCTCTGCATGGATCGCACTTTGAGGCGATATTGCTATTCGGAGCAGACCATGGCCGACAAAGAGAAGATGAAGCAGCTTATCTGGGACTGCCAGAAGGACATTGCCGCCTACCTGCCGCCGGAGAGCGACATTTCAGAGCACGAACTGCTTCAGATCCTCATCGCCCGCCTCGATGGCAGCCAGGCGAAGGAAGCGCTGGGCGATGATTGGCAAGGCTGGTGGCCGGACTATGACGGCGGGGACGATAACGGCGGCAGCCCCGCTCCTCACGATCGAGAGATGGCCTGACACAAATAGAGCTGCAGCGGGGGCCTGCTGCAGCTCCGGTCGCGACGTTGGTCATCATACAGCTGGGGCGCAATGCCCTGTTCCGTTCAAGGGAACCGCTTCGAACGTCGCTTGCCCAAATTGTACTCTCAGCGGGCGTGGAATCAAGGGAAAGCTCCTGACCTGTCAGTCGGATATCAACGTTTCTTCAAGTCAGGTAACGGTTCTCGCCCCAACGCCTTGGCAATCTTCCGCCAGTCATGTCCGCCCATACCGGGTATCCGCAACAATTCTGCAGTCGGTAGATGTTGCATATTCCCGATTACCTCATACCCACTCATGTTTAGCTCGCGGAGAAGCGATGGCCTTAGTTTCAAGTCTGCAAGTTTCGCTTAGTCCAGCCCATCAAAGGCAAAGGTCTTAGGCCGCAAGTCTCCTTGCCGCTGTCATAGTCGAGGCGCATAGTAAACCATCAGCGGCAGATAACACGGGCGAGGTCCGGCAAGCACATGCCCCGCGTGTATAATTAAGCAATTGCGCGTTTCGTGCTAGCCTGCTTTTAATGGCCGACATGGACACGTTGGCTGGAAGATCATTGCGCTTTCGCCCCGATGAGGTCGCGCGATGTTGAAGTCACACGATTATACCGATGCGGTGCTACCTACCGGTATTGACTTGCTGGACGACGTTTTCACTGCGATTCTGACGGAAAAGGGGCTCTGCCGCGATTGCGAAGCTGCCGAGCTGATCGCCAAGAGACTATTTTCCCTCTACCAGACTGGACATCGAGAGACGAAGATGCTGCGCGACTTGGCGGTCGGTGATTAATTGAACGAAAGCCGCCTATCTTTCGAAGTCACCTCGCCGGGGCCCTGCCATCTCAACGCCTTAACTGCGCGCCGTCGCGCTGGCTAGCCTCGATCCTCTGCAGGATCTCGCGCATCACACGTGTATCGATGGATAGGCTGTTGAGCGTGTTCTCGACAGCCTTCATTGACGTCGCCGCCTCGGCCGCCTGCTTCTCCACCGCCGAAATTCGGAGTTCGTGATTGTCGATCTGCCGGAGGGAGACTTCGGCCGCCGTCAGGCGCTTGTCTAGGCGATCGATGGAATTCGCCTGCGAATCCTGGTTGGCGTTCACCCTCTCCCAGGTCGCGCCCCACGCTACGAGGCCGCCGGCAAAGCCGAACAGGATCACCAAGGTGTTGAGGTTGTATTCAAACCTCCATTTCGGAGTTGCGACCATCTTTTCGGTTTCCTGTGTTTCAGCCAATGCCCTGCCCCTCGAAATGCAATGCTGGAAGGTTACTGCTGCGCCGCGTCGTGGCGGGCACATTCGCTCTGGGTCCAGGCGCGGGCGCCGCATAGCCCCGCGACCGTCTCGTCGATCTTGTCCTGATCGGTCGGCGTTGCGCCTCGAGCGCCAATCAAAGACGTACCGATGACAGCCCTAGCCGCCTGGTTGAGCCGGTCTTTCGACGCAGAGACCTGTTGCGTTGACGTACAGCCGGCCGCGCTCAATGCACAGGCGGCGGTTAAAGCGAGCGCGATCAGCTTCATCTCGCAGTTCTCCGATTGCTTTGTTGGTTGCGGAATCCAGTTCGGCGCGTTCGAGCTTCCGGCCCTCTTCCCGCGCTCCGGGGATGATCCAGAGCGCGTTGACCGTCTGCGTGACAAGCAACACGACGAAGCCACCGGCGATCGCGCCAGCGGCCAGAGAGATGCGGCTGAACATCACGCCATCCCCTCGACCTGTTTTGCGACGGCCTTCCGATCGGTGTTCTTGCGCCAGTAGAGAAATCCGGCAATGCCGCCGAAGGCGACGAGGATCAGGAGGAGGTTTTGCCAGGGAAGGCCGCCGATCGCCGTGACCAGCGAAACCACACCGCCGATCGTGCCGGGACCAAGTACCTCTTTCGATTTCCACCAAGGAGCGTCGAGGCTGGGCGGCGTGACAGGAACCGGTACAGGCTTCTCCTCGGTCACCGGCGCGACTTTGACCTCCGGCCGCGCCGCTTCGCCTGGGGTGAGCGCCACAAGCGCCGTATGCATCGCCGCGCGCGTTTTCGGACCGACATCGCCGTCGACCTGCAGGCGCTGGTCGGCCTGGAACTGAAGGACGTTGTCGGCGCGGTAGCCGAGCAGCACGAGCGAGATCCGCGCCAGCCGGTCGAAGCGATCGGAGAGGCCGTTCTTGCCGCCATTTATCTTCTTCGTGATCGTCTCGGCGTCGCCCTCGTCGGCCCAGCGGTTCAGGTCGCGGGTGTCCCAGTAGAACAGAGGCACCAGGCCTTCCCAAGGATCGGTATTGACCGCATCCGGATCCTTGACGAAGTCCGGGCAGTCGAGGCCGGCCGCGCGGCACCAGTTGCGGAACTGGCGGTAGTTGTCCTTGCCGGTCAACTGCATGCCGGTGCGGCCGCGGTAGAGATAGCCGTCGCCATCCTTCTCCGGCGTGTTGCCGAGATCGGTCCTCGTGTCGTAGCGCTGCTGCGCCGGCGTAGGGCCCCAGATCTCTCGATCGTAGCGGAAGTCTCCGCTTTCATGCATGAGCTGGGCGAAATACTGGGCGAGGCGGTGCGGTCGATCCATGCCGAAACGCTCCCCGTACTTATCCAGCGCCACAAGCGCGGACGCGAGGTTGCTCTCGTTCACCCTGCCCTTCGCGGCAGCGCGAACCTGCTGAGCGGTGATGGCGCTCATCGGTTTCTCCTGATTGGACTATAAGGGTGGGATTACGACTGATGGGCTAGTAGCCCACGGCGCTGGTCATGCGTTAAGTTGTCGATTGCCGCCGAATGGGGGATGAAGTGGCTAGAGGCCGGTCACTCGCAGCGACCGGCCTCGCTTGGAGCGTAATCAGAAGGCCCCACCCGAACATGAGTTCGAGAGCCCAAGTATCACCTATACACCGCTGAAGCTGGGGATCAGAAGCCTGGAGGGCTTGCTGCAGAACGTCGGCAGTGACTCGGGGCGCTATCGCCCCGTCCGCCTGTCGTTGAGCAGTTGCGAGATTGCGGTCACCAATTGTGCCATTGCAAAGGGTTTTTCGAGCATGATGCTGTTCGGGACGCCTTTCGACGCCCAATCGGGAGCGCCGTCTCCGCTGACGTAAACGACAGGTAGTTCGCCATCGATTTCGCGCGCGATACGCGCCACTTCCCAGCCCTCAGGGGAGCCGACAAAGCGTATGTCGGTGATTAGCCCTTGGATCGATGATCCTGCGGTATTCAGAATTTCTAATGCTTTCCCACCGCTTGTGACGGCTACGACGTTAAATCCTGCCTCGACCAGAGCCTGCTCAAAGTCAATCAGCAGCAGTGCCTCATCGTCGGCTATCAATATGGTAACTTTGTCCACGATCTGCCCCGCGCAACCCCAGAACCTCAACGCCAACGCCCATGGCCGCGATCAGTTCCCCTCGTTTTTTTGGGGTATCATCCGCGCGTCAGTATTCGTCGCTTGTCCAGGACGCCACTTAAACAAATGTCTCACTCGACCATCCTCCGCAGTTTCAATACATGTTCGTGCTGGAGCGCTAAAAAAGTGGAGGATCATATGAAGACAGGCAGGTCACCAAACACGGTCGACATCATTGTCGGCCGCAACGTTCGCCGCATTCGTGAGCTGAGCGGAACGTCACAGACGGCTCTGGGCGAAGCCCTCGGCATCACCTTTCAGCAAGTGCAGAAATATGAATGCGGCGCGAACAGGATTTCGGCTGGCAAGCTCCTGGAGATTGCCAAGGTACTGGGATGTGACCTCATCGATCTTTTTGCAGGTGCGGACCCTCACGAGGGTATTGTGTTACCCGAACACAGCCCTGCAGCGCTGAAGGTTGCCGCCGATTTTGATCGGATCGAATCGCAGCAGCTGCGCGATAATCTAGCGAGGCTGATGGCGTCGCTGGCGCAATCCGAGACACCAGCGTAAGCGAAATGGTGACGGGTTGTGATTCGACCTGCGCACCGATGAGAGGTAGAGTGTTTGGGCGCCAAAGCCCAAACGGGGGAAGAGCCATGCCTGGGAAGTACGAGGGCGGGCTGGGACCAGATGATCTCGATCTTCTATACAATATTCTTGAGGCGGAGCTTAAGAGGAGGCGCCTCTCTCGCGATAGCGAACAAGCCAAAGCATTGGCCAAGATCCTGATCAACCGCTTTAAATCGGGTGTGACAGCCCCGGATGAACTTCGCGAGTACTTGGGGCGAGCCATCTTTCGCAAAGGTTCATGAGCCCCGCCACTCAGACGCCGCAGCTCTGTCATGCGCTCGGCTGCGGCCAGTTGCCGCCAGCACCTTAACGTTGGCCGTGGAGCAGTTCCAGAGGTGGGGCGACGAGCGGCTAATTGCGGGTTCGGAACGCCGCGCCGGGAGGCACGGTTTTGTCCATCTGATTTCCTTTCTTGCTTGAAAAGGCCTCGCCCTGGAGGCGATAGACCCTCATCTGAGAGGGTCTGAATGTTTCGCGGAACTTTTTCCTAACGACCTCCGTTCGGCATCTTCGGAAAAGCTTCGGCGACTGCGTCAGAGAGAACCGCTATGAACAAACATTATGGGAGCAGCACCCATCCCGACGAAGATGACATGCTGCGGGAGCAGATGAACTCTGGGATCCCCCTAATCAGGGCGGGCCGAGCACGCCTCCGGCTCGCTCTGCCCCGGCATCGCGACATAATCCTGAGTACCCGGACACCGGCTTTCCAAAGCCTTTGCAGAACCTACGAGGTCACTGCATTGATGGTGGACAAGCTCCGCAAAGAAGTCCCGTGCCGCGAGGAGCTGTTGGCGGAATATGAGCAAATCTGCCGCGGCATTGAGGATGATGCGGACGCGATGCTGGACGGAGAGAAGAGCGATCGGTGGTGTTAAGACGGCCACTCAAACACCGGCAGCTCGGCCAAGCTCGGCCGTGGAATAGGTCCACACCGCCGACCGCCAGGCGAACAACGCTGAGCGGTGATGGCGCTCAGCGGTTTCTCCTGATTGGAATGTTTGAGAGTTGACTTAGCCCGAATGGGCGAATGGAGACTGGCGACGCATTGTGGTAACGCCGCGCAGCCGTCCTGCCGTCTCGCAGCGACGGGGCGGTTAGAGGCCTGGCGCCTGCCTCCTGCGACCGGGCCTCGCCCGGACTTCGTCTGACACAGGAAAACGAATAGCCGCCCTCATCCCCGAACATGAGTTCGAGGGCTACGGGAAGAGTTCCCCTTTCCTTTTTGGGGTGTGGACGGTTTGAATCAGCTCACGGAGCCTTAAGCTCGACTTGTGACTCCCTTTCTGCTCCATTGGCACGCAGAAAGGGAGCATTTATTGAACTTCCGCAGCGTGAGTAAACGCCTCTTTGGCAAGCGCTTTTCTATGGATTTCGAAGTGCTCTATCTGATGCAGATAGAGGATGCGGAATGAAAAAAGTCGAACGCTACCTCGCGAGACTTGCGCCACATGCGAGCACCCTAACGAAGGGTGGCGCCGCCCATCAAATCGGAGCGATCTGTTACCGAACCAACGAAACGGGCGCCGTTGAGGTTTTGTTGATCACAACTCGCGCTTCGGGCCGGTGGACGATTCCGAAAGGCTGGCCCATCAAGAACCTGAAACCACACCAGGCAGCTGAAAGAGAAGCGTGGGAAGAGGCTGGCGTAGCTGGCAAAGCGAAGAAGCGAGCACTTGGCTATTTTACCTATTTGAAAACTCTCGACGACGGACGCAAAACAGCATCGATCGTCGAGATATTTAGGCTGAAGGTGGACGAACTGCACCACAAGTTCCCTGAGCGAGGAGAGAGGGAGGTGGCGTGGCTGTCCCCGGTCGAGGCCGCCAGACGTGTGCAGGAGCCGGAACTGAAAGGGTTGCTGATGCGCATGCTCAAAGCTCCCAGTAGGTAAATTCCGGCCTGGTCTGATGGACAAATCTCAACAGCGATTGCGAGAAATTCACTCGACCAGCATCGGAAACCGTGCCCTTATGGTTAAGCCGGAGCCGTCGTTCGGATCACCAAGAGGCAAACACGATGTCTAACGATTGGGACGGCAGGCGATCTCATCGGAACAGCGTGATCAGGTTCGTCGTCGCGTTGGCTCTGCCGGTCGTCATGCTCAGCTCAGCAATAGCGGTCGCCGAGTGGGCGGGAGATGCGACTGCTATACCTGCGGCCAATCAAACGCCGGCAGCTCGGCCATGAACTCTTCGACGCTCGGCTGCGGCCGCTCGCCAGCCAGCACCTTCAGCAGCTCGCCCGTGGAATAGGTCCACACTGCCGATCGCCAGGCGAAGAGCGCCTCGCCCTCGGCCGAGAACTGCGGGTTCGGATCGCCGCGATAGGTAATGGCGGTCTGGATGCCGTCATACTGCCGCTCGCGCGCCTTGGCATCGAGATGCGCCTGAATGGCGGCGGAGTATTGAGCCTGAAGCGCAGCACGGGCGTCGGCGGCCTTTTGCGCGGCGGTGACGATCTTGGATGGATCAACCGTCCACATTAGCGGGCTCCTCTTCGGTGGTATCGGAGACCAGCGCCGGCGGTGGATCAAATGGCAGCGCCATGACCCCATCAGGCGGATTGGTGATTGGCGCCGGGAACGCAACTGCCTGCGAGGGGCTCGGGCCGTGCGGCAGGATGAGCGTCAGGNCCATTCGCATGGAACCGCGCCGGCCGGTATCGTCGCGCCGTCCGGCAGGACTGAGAAGTCGAATGCCACGCCGTTGATCGTGAGGGCGTCGCCAGCCTTTGTGACCTCCAGGAGGTCATCGCGGCGCTGGGGAGACAGATTAATTATCATCAGAACCACCTTCCGAAAGCTGACCATTCATAGGGAACATCGTTTGCGGTCGAGCCAGACACGCCCATCCTGACAGCGGCATTGGCACCGTTCTTCGAATAGGCACCAAGCACCGTAAAGCCGCGGAAGGTAGGGAAGACCGACACGGAGTAGTTTGTATTCGAGAACGTCGCCGGAAAGCTGATTAGCGCGTTGCCGGTGACCGAGGCTCCAGAGGTAGAGCCGAAGTGATTGTTGAGGGCAGTCGAGACGTTAATGGTCCCAGTTCCCCAACAGATCTGTGTGCCGTCAGCAAACCGCACGTACTCGCCGTTTGCGTTGCTGCCACGCTCCATGATCGCGCCGAACGGTACGCCGCCCGATTGCGACACAGCGCCGACCATATCTCCCGGCATTTTGAACCACTGGTTAGGCCAGCTGCCGCTATTTACACTAGTCCAGCGGGTCCAACGTATCGGACTGGTTGGAGTGGCTAACCACAATTCTTGAAAAACTTGCGTGAACCGCGCGTAAACGATCAGCATCCCGGTATGCCCCGCCGCACCGGGGCCGGCAGGGCCATTCGCCCATTGGCCGCCGATGGTGTAAGCACCCGAACGACTACTGTGTTGAAATCTCCGTCTGCCAAGCCAACGCCGGCTCCGGATGGCGTCGGGCTTGGATTGCCGCCATTTACCGGGCCGAGTTTCGCCAGGAGCGAAAGCATCGAGTCTGCGGCAAGCACGTCCCGCCCTTTGGCCTTGATGTCGGTCAGGGCTGCGCCGGCTGCTCCGGTGAAGTAGGCGAGCTTATCGGCCCCAGGGTTGAGCCCGGCCAGCGCCGCGAGCGACGCATTGTCGAGCCGCTGGATATAGGTCGAGAGCGCCTGGGCGTTGACGGTCTGCTGCTGCAGGTACGCCGTGTCGCGAATGATCCAGTAGCCCTGCCCGGCCGCCGTCGTGCCGCGCCAGGGCTTGGCCAGCGTCAGCTGCGTGTTGCTGTCGACGGAGAGGATCGGGACCGGGTTGCCGTTGCTGCTGTCGAGCCCGAAGAGGCCGCCGGCGATCAACGCCGTCGCCCAGGCGGTCCCGGAGCCGGTGACCACGGCGCTGCCGGNCGGAAGCCGTGCCCGTTACATAGGGTATCGTCATGTCAGGAGTTCCTAAGCTGGAATGCCGAGAATGTAGTAGCGGATGCCGAGCACGTTATCGGCGCCTTCCGTGCGCCACGTGCCGGGATCGTCTGCATCGTTATAGTAGTCGCCGGGCTGCCCGCGATTGGTGACAAACGTGGCGCTTGTCTGGGTGAGCCGGCAATGCGAGCTATCCCCGCATTCAAAATTGCTGTTGGTCGAGTAGACACGCTGGCGCACTGATGGAAGCTTGATAGCTTCTTGCCAGCTTCCAAAGTTCTGTTCTGAGCCGCCACCGTGCTTGGTCATATATTTGACCATCGGAAACATTCCGGTTGCGTCGAAATTGACCACCGTTTCGAGCGGGCTTCCTACCGCTACGTTGAAGTAACCTTCCGCGATGATCTGAACGCACGGCCACCGTGTATCTATGACGATATCGGCCCATGACGGCGGGTCGGCTGAACCGGGACGCAAGAACTGCACCACGTCTTTCCCGCCTTCAGTGAATTCCCTCAACACGCGGTTGCTGCCGTTCGTCGGACTGTCTCCCGCGTCAAGGTAAAGCATGAAGCGAGCGCGCATGGCATCGGATGCGTTAAAGTAGATACGCGAACCGCTAAACCAGTAGTCCGCACCCACGCCATTGCTCAAGTTCGGTGTCCACGGATAGTAAATCGTTGACCCCGTGTAGAAGTGAACGTCGAGAGCGATGGTGTTGGGCAAGGTCATGCCCGTTTCATAGAACGACTCTCCCGCGGGGATCGCGATGTCTGCAGCCGCGATAACCTTGACGGGAACGCGTCGGCTATCGAAGGCGACTTGCCACTCGGTCGCGGTTTCTGCGTTGTAGCCCGGCTTAGCAATCACCATCTTGTCCGAACGAATGATGATGTTCTTTGCGCCGTTCGGTGCCAATGCGGGAGCTTCAAGTGAAGGATCCTCATTGCCGGGAAGGTTCCAGACAATCAGCCGTTTGTCTCTCGACTGAAAGCGGTTGTAAGCGTCGTCAAGTGTGGACGTTGTGATGTGAGCAAACGTCCCGTAGGGAAACGATCCATACTGGCTGACAACGCCGCTGAAGTCCTTCACCCAAGGCTCTTGAGCCCAGTTTCCCATGAAGAAATAGCCGCCCTGATCGTTGTAGTATTTGCCCGAATAGCGGCGCTGGATGCGCTGTTGATTGAACCGTCCCGTGTTCGTACGCGTGGCCTTCATGTCGAATAGCGGCATATTGTATTTCATTTTCGGGAACGCGGAGTTCCTGAAGAACCACCACGCTTCACCGCCGCCTTGACCAAGCGCCTTTTGGTAGTTGCTCGAATTCGAGCCCGCGGGGAAATACTGGTATGTACTCCCACTGAAACCCGAATTGATAACCTCGATGTGAGCGATCGAGGCGTTCAGAGCGTATTTTGAGTTGTAGAGGAACTTCGACCGCTGGCTATCCGGCGTGGTGCGCGGGTCGTCAGCATCATTTTTCATGATTTTGACGCACCCTGCACCCGTACTGTCGCGGCCTATCATTGTCCGGGTCATCAGCTAAAGATCTCGATTGTGCCGTTGTTGAGATCGATCTTCATTTTGCCGTTCAGCGACTGAAGGAGACCGGCATTGACCGTGCCAATATTGGCAATTGCCAGCTTCAGCTCGCCGTTTTCGAAGACGAGCGGATAGTGGCGGTTGTTGCCTGAAGTGACGAGGAACTGATCCGCCTGCACGGCCATACGCGACTTCTGCACCCCGCCTTCGGTGTAAAGCTCGACATAGAAGCCAGACACCTTGAAGCTTTGGCTGGTCCCGGCCCGCAGTAAGACGGAGAAGCGGGCATCGACGCCGGTGGGCGCCGCCACTGCCTCGAATTTCACCAGCCCCTGCGCGAAGCGCCCGTTGAAGTCGGCGTTCACGCCGCTGATGCTGGTCGCAAGCGCGCTGTCCCCATCGGCACGCGCGGTCTCCTCCTGGATGATACGCGCCAGATTGCCGTCCACCTCGGCGTCGAGCGTGGTGATCGAGCTGGCAAGAGCGCTGTCTGCCGTCGCCCGCACGGTCTCTTCGTTGATCAGCCGCGCGTTCGCCGTTCCAAGGCTCGCCTGCAGATAGGTCAGCAACTGCGCCGTCGCCTCGTTCTCCGAGACGCGCACCCGCCGCTCCTCGGTGATCTGCGCCAGCGCGTCACCTATGGTGGCAACGATCTGCTGGCGCTCGATCTGTCCGACAGCACCTTCGAGCGAGAACGCATCCAGAAGCTCGACCAGCCGCGGCCGGAAGAACTCATCCATCTCCTGCTGCAGTTCCTTGAAGCGGTTGAGCGCATCGTCTTGCAGCTGCTGCAGGCCGGTGAGCAGTGTCTGCAAGCCGGTCGGCTGCGCCGTCGTCGCCCAGGGCGTGAAGGTGCGCAACCGGTCCGGCACCGTCGTGATCGTCGCGCGGGCATTGTAGACCTTGCCGGAGACCACGTTCTTCGTGGTGCGGAACAGACCGTCCTCGGGCGAGGTGCACTGATCCTCGAAAAGCTCGGTCGTGCCCTCAATCTGGTAGACGAAACGCACGGCGGTGATCGTCGGATCGTCAGGCGGGGTCCAGGTGAACAGCAGCGCCGGCGTATCAAAGCCCTGCGCGCCGTTGATCATGCCGACGGCAACGTTGAAGTTCTGCACGGTCGAGAGCAGCGACGGGTTGATCGGCGGCGTCGGCGGGATGACGATCGGTCCGGGCTCGATGCCGGCGTCGTCATAGATCTCAGCGCTGGTCTCAGAGAGCACCAGCGTGATGCGCAGTCGTTCGTCCGCGCGCCATTCACTGATCAGCCAGCTCTTGCCGCGCCAGGTGATCCACTCGCCTTCCTGTACCGCCAGGCCGAAGCGACGGCTGACGGGAACCGTGGCCTTGCCGCCCATGCGGTTCTGCCGGTAGCGGATATTGAGCAGATACTGCGCAATGTCCGGATCGGTCACCTGCAGGAAATCGATGCTCGTCTGCCGGTTACGGCCGTCGGCGGCGATGTCCGCATTCACATGGACCGGCTTCAGGCTTTCGGGGTTCCACATCGACTCGATCGACGTGAACTGGCCGGAAAGGTGATTGAAACGCTCGAAGGCCGATGGCCGGAACTGCACGTCCTTAGCACGGTCCACCGGGATATCGGCCGTGGTCAGGTCTTTGACCGGGATCTGCGGCGCGCCTGGGATGACGCCGGAAAGGCCGCGGCGATTAAGCCCATAACCGGCCATCGCATCGTCGAACTGCTTCAGCACCTCGGTGTGATCATCGTCGCCGCTGACGAAGAGCGAGCACTCATAGGTCTTCTTGCCGTTCGCCCGCAGCGTGTCGCAGACATTCATCGCCACGAAATAGGTGGCGAGATCGATCTGGCCGAGGCTCTTGCCCTCGCCGATCAGCGTGCGCCCCGATATGAGCGCGCGCAGCCCCAGCTGATAGTTGAGGCGGTGAACGGCCGGGTTTTTCGTGTGCACCCAGGTCGCGGGCGTATTGAGCCGCTGCGGCCCGGAGCCGCCGGCAACCGTCGAGTCCTTGCGCGGGTCGTATTCGCGCAAGCCGCGCAGCACGAAATCGATGTCCGGCTTGCCTTTTCCAGCGTCGCGGAAGAACTCGAGGTGATAATAGCGCTCGACCACGACATAGCACATGCCCGAAAGCCGGCTCGTCGGCTTCCACTTGTTGCCTAGATTGGCGGTGACATCGACGAGGCGCTGGTCGACGCCCTGCCCCGGCCGGCCATCATAGAAGCGGATCTCGATCGAGCTGTTGCCATCACCGTCGATGAAGCCCTGGACGCCGTAGCGCGCGACCTCGTTGCCGATGGTCGCCTGCGCCACGAGATTGTATTTCTCGCCATACATATAGACGTAGGACTCGAGCCCGTCGCACCAGCCGTTGGCGAGGATGAAGACCTCGGCATTGCGCTTGTTGCCCTTGTCCCACTTGGCATAGAAGGCGCGCTGCCCCTTGGTCTTGCCAACGCCATAGAGTGTGCCGACCGGCACGTCGCCGCCGAACTGGAGTTCGCCCTGAACGGCCGTCTGCTTCTGCTTGACCTGCTTCGCCGACTGGATCTTGCCAATTGCGAATTTGGCACCGAACGCCAGCGCGCCCCCGATCAGGCTGGTAGCAAGTGCAGAGCCGCCGAACAGCGCACCGGCGATCGCTGTGGCGATACCTGTAAAGATTGCCATGATGGATTATCCGAGATGAAAAGCTGCGATGACATCGGCGAGACCGTGATCGCTCCGGCCGCGCTCGGTCTTGGTCACGAAACGGGCGCCGAGGCAGATGCCGACATGCTCGGCGCCATCGGCAAGACGCAGGATGACGAGATCGCCGAGCCGCGCTTCCGCTCCGCCCTTCGGCTCCTGCCGCAGCTCGGCCGCGAAGAAGCTCACCAGCGATGTATGCCCGCGCCGGCGCAGGGCCCGCTGCGCGCCGGCGAGCGTCCGATAAGCGCCGCGGTACTTCTCGGCGACCGCTGAGCCCGTCAGCGCGTCGATGAAGGCGCAGCCGAGCATGAAGCAATCGGCCGAGCCATAGGCATAGGGTTTCGCAAGCTCACGCTCGAGCGTGGCTTCGACGACGCGGAAGCGATTCATGATTTATCCTTGAAGGATTACAAGATCAGCGCGACACCTGGCCCCATTCCTCGGGGATGGTCGCATTTGTCGCCACGAGCTCGAGGCCCGTGTCGGTCGGATCATTGTCGAATTGCTGTTCGGCTTGCGACCGCTTCACGCCGGTCGAACCGCGGGCCGAGCGCCCCGGCGGCTGCAGGTCGATCATCATGGTCAGCGTTCGCTCGGAGCCGGAGACCGCGCCCTCGTTGTAGCGCACCTGGTCGATCTCGTAGATGCTGGACGCCAGGATGCCCAACACGGTGTCTGTTTCTGGATCGCCGACTAGGTGAGAGATGATGACTGGGGAGTTCTGGTAATTGTACTGCTCGATCTGGGAAATCGCATCATTCGGGTTAGCCACCGGGACATTCGAGAAGCCAATCGAGCGAGTGGTAACAGCAACACCGACGGCACTCGTCATGCTGCCGATTTCCAGCCATCGATTGGGATAGTAGACGAGGCCATTATAGGTGAACGGCCGTCCTCCCCGGTGATAGCCGACAATTTTACCGGGGAGATCGAAGCGGATCAAATCCAGGCGGGCAATGCGGCCATGGTCAAGCGCAGCCTCTACGGCTGGATCAAGCACACTCATGAAAAGAACATCTCCGTGGCGGAAAACGAAGCTTCGCGGCCGGCCCAAGACTTGGGTGCCGAAACACTCCCCGGATCAATGGTCATGACGCAGGACGGCTTTTCGAAGTGAACGGTCGCCGCCGTGGTGAAGTGCTGAGTGTCCAGCCCGAACATAATCGTGAGGCTAACGGCACCACTGGCATTTGCTGTGGCGCTTTCGACGATCCGATGCAGTGACCTGATCAACTGGGACATTCGCAACTCGACATAGTCGCCGGGCGACAGCTCGAAGCCAGCAGGCAGGCCAGCGACGATGATGGCTCGGCTGTTCGTGATCGACTGAAGCATGGCATCGCCGTTGAATGCCCCTCCCCCTGCCTTCGTGCCGGAGAGCGGCTTGCCGTTGTTATGGGCAATCGGCCGCGGCCGAAACAGGTCGTATCCGAGGAAAGGTGCACCTCGCGAGCTCGACTTCATCACGAAGGCATCGAACAACCCATAGAATGCCGGCGTCATCCAGTTGGTCGTGTACTGCGCCTTCCAAAATGGAGTGCCGGCGGCCTGCTCTTCGGAACGGCGGCCCTCCATCATGGAGACGTCGGTCGGATTGATCGGGTCGAACTGGCAGTCCTTCCACGGCAGAACCGGCAAAGGTATGGGATCAGCCATACTGGTCTTCCCCGTTCATGTAGAGGTTTTCGCGAGCTGCATTATTCTGATGGACCAATTGAACCGTGTTGCTCGTGGTGTTCTCCATGATCCGCGCCTCGACATCTGGAGACATCTTGACCTCGATAACCGTTCGACCTTCCCGCTGAGTGATCGGCGCAATCTGTTGCGCCGCATAGCCGTTCTGGTTGGCCGCCGGCATGATTCGATGGTTCGGTATGACCTCCTCCCCACCTTTGAAGCGAACGAGCTCCGGACCCTTTTCACCAACCCATGCGACGCCAGGTCGAGCGGAGTTTGTGCCGTTCGCATACCCACGCAGCCCAGCCCATGGGTCGGCCTTTGCGCCACCGCCGAAGAGCCATCCGAGCAGCCCTCCTCCGCCAGCGCCGCCTCCGGCTCCGCTGACTTGGAAGACCGCATCGAGCACGTCGTTCAGCAGCTTGTCGGCGATCCGATCGAGAACGCCCAGGGCCGCGTCCCCGAAGGACTCCCACACTGACTTGCCTCTCTCGATACCGGAGAAGAAGTCGTCGAAGAAACCTCCTGTTACGTCCCGCGCAAAATCGAGCGCGATACCCATTTGCCGGGTCTCTTCCTCAATCGAGGCCATGACCTGCGCAAGGGACGACAGCTCGCTCTTTTGGGCATCCGTCAATGAAATCCCACGCTGCTGGGCTTCATTCAGGAGCTGCGTCTCGTAGCGGAGCGCGGCTGCCGCCTGCTCCGTGAGCCCGATAGCATCACGCTCCGCCTCAAGCGCCGCGATCTGGCGTTCGGCGCCCGCAACGATGTCGGCGTACTTCTCCTGCTCGCTCTTGCCGCCGGCGCGCTTCTTTGACTTCTCGTCGACTTTGCCCATCCAGTCCGCTAACTCGCGAACCTTGCCAGCAGCTTCGGAGGCTCTCTTGCCGACGTACTCATAGGTCGCACCGAGATAATCTGTGGACAGGTCCTTCTGTAGCTGCTTATTCCGACCCTCGGCCGCGATTGAAAGCCTCTTGGCCGCGTCATTCTCTATTTCATTGATCCGCTGAACCCCGATAAGATTTCCTTCTGCGGGAAGCGTGTTTGGGTCCATTCCAGCGCCAACCGCGCCGCCTGTCTTGATCAACGTTCTGGCAGAGTTGATTATCCTATTCAGCCCAGCCACACTTGCGTCAGAAATTGCGTTGACGGCGCGAATTACTGTGTTCGCTGCGCCGATTGCTGCCGCACCGATCACGTCTGGAAACTGTTTCCATAAGAACTCTATGTCGTGATAGGCACCCACGAACGCGCCGATGATGTAGTTCACCCCGTCCTTGGCGGCCTTCACGATGTCGAATCCGAGTATTTGCTCGAGCTCGTCGCGGAAAATGTTCGCGGCGGCGACAGCTGCGGCTATGCCAGCCGCAAAGGCAACCGCCGGATTGGCTAAGGCAAAAGCCCCCGCCACGATACCGAGTTGCACGACAAGCCGCCCTAGCAGCGCGATCAACGAGATGATGCCGCCAATGATCGCTGGCGCATACAACAGGGCGANCCGCCGCGACGGCGTAGGGCGCAACGGTATCGAGAACATCCGCCAGGGCGATCAGCGCCGATTGCGCCAGCTTTGTCCAATCTACCATCTGCAGACCAGCGGCCGCCAGCGCGACTATGCCGATCGTCAGGAGACTGACAGGAGAAAGCACCGACAAGAAGGCTGCACCCAATCCCTGGACGGGTCTCTCCATAGAAGAAAGGACCGCGGCCAGTTGCGTACCCTGCTGAAGGGCAATTTGCAGCGGCCCCATCCCCATCTGCGCACTTACAGCAATGTCCTGGAACTGAGCCGCTATATTTCCAAGATTGCCGCGCGACGATGCGCGGTTCTGATTGGCCGCGCGGTTCATCATCTCGATCTGCTTCGACGCTGACGCCGCAGCGGCACCTTCTGTTGCATAAGCTTTGGCGGCGGNGGCCGCCTCCGCCCTGGCCGCCGCGCCCGTCAATTGGTTCAGGGCTTGAGTGCCCTTCTCCACCGATCCGCTTTCGACCTGGAGGCCAAGCGTGGCGACATCTGCCATGGCTTTTCCTTTTCTAAGAACGTGCGCTATCGTCCTGCCGATTCAATCGGAGGATGATCCATGCGCTTGTTTGCCAGTTTCGTTTTTTGTGTCGCTTTGGCGGGTGGTCAGGCGCTCGCGGCGTGTAATGCCGAGTTGCTTTCGATTGACGATTGGTCAATCCGGCCCGTAGACGATACGACCAACGAGCTGACGGTGACAATCAAGTCGCACGCGCAAAAGCCCATCAGGATGCTGGATGCTCAATATGGGTTCCGTGATGCTCTCGGCGGCCACATAGCCGCTGCGGCGGTCGACCGAGACGTGAACATCGCGACTGGCGGTTCTGCCACAATGAAAGGCCTTTGGGGGCCGTACACTTTTGAGCGCCTGTTGAAACTGAAACGCGAGGAAGTCACTCCATTCTCTTGCGTCCGCGGCGTCCTCTACGAAGATGGCACCAAGGAAGAGTTCAAGTGACGCTCCGAATCTGCGGCAGAGGCTTCAAATTAGCTTTAGCTGACGATCGGCCGGCCGGTGCCTAAGTACCTTCACGATCGTGCGTTCCTTCTTTAGCCCCTGCCCCGTGGACATCTGCCTTTCCCGGACTTCGCAAACCAGATAGTCGCCCTTGGCGAACGAAATTTCGCTGTTTGCGACTTGCTTCAGGAATTCGCTGTCCTCAATCGCAGCGCTAAAGGGCTCGGCGCCGTCCGTCACGCGCCATTTGTTATCGTCTTTGAAGCTGAGGGAAATGATCTGCAAGTTCATCTGACGGACCTCATCCACCAGTTCTTCCTCGACTGGTGGCGGAAGTTCAAAGGATGGGAGATCAGCTTTAGTGAAGACCTCCTCCGGCTCGCCTTGCTGTTTTGTCGCGATGCTGTCGATCCCAGAATTCCTCAGGACGGATGCGAATTTCCGCGCGCCCTCTCTCACATTCACGTTTTCAGCAAGGTCGATCGTCTTGGGATTGGTCACAAAGTACTTGTCGCCGATGTGAACATGAATCTCTCCCCCCCGCTGCTCCACCCTATCGGGCTTTCGGCCCTTTAAGAATTTAAGCAGGCCAAATAAGCCTCCGCCGAACCCTGCCATGCCTCCGCCGGTCATAAGAATTAGTTCGGCCAGCTCTTTCGCTGCGGCGATCGCATCCTTGTTCTCGGTTGAGAATGCAAGAAGGGAAGTCACTGCATCTTTGACGGTCTGTGCCACCGACAAATCGACTTCGAAGCAGGCATGATCAGTGGCCTTCACGCGAACCACGGTTTTCACTCGGTCGCCATTGAGAACATCGCTGGCAGCCTGGAACACGTCGCCCAATGCAAGCAACGCTGGCGCCAGATCGCGCACATCTATTTCACCATCATCGACAGCCGACCCGCGGAAAATAATTTTGAAGTTTGCTTCGCTCATGAGTCGCATCGTAACCATATGGCTCGTTAAAGCTTCAATACTATGACGCGAGACCGGAGAATTTTCGCTCCCAACGTTCTAAATCCGCATCAACGGCCGCGGGGGTGCTAGTCCGTGGCTTCCCTTACCCTGATCGCCTCCGTTTCCCTTTCAATCTCTGTGCAGAACCGTACGTCCATGGACCTGAGGATCGACACCTCTTCGCGCCGCACCACGTTGCCTGTTAAGTGGCACCAAGCCGCGATTTCGACGTTCGAGATCGGTACCGGCCCGGAGAACCCCAGCGGTTGCGCCTGCCGAAGCTCCCAAAACCAATCCCAGAGAAAGGCGCCGTTGTCAGGAACCTCTACTTCCGGGCTTTCCGTCTCGAAGCTCTCGTTGCGTTCCCGCCGGGTCTCGCCGTCCTTGTCCCGCACGCTGTCATAGCGGGCGACGATCCCTACGGCTTCGCAGAGCCTTTCGCCAAGCTCGTCGTAAAATTTGCGCGATCCTCCGAGGCCGTGGCGACCTGGTCATAGATCCAGCCGGCCTCTTCGAGAACCTCGCGTGCCCTTTCGAAGGTGCATTCCGGCTTTTCGCCTTTCCAGTTGTGATCGCCCCAGTCCCAGGACGCGACGGACGCGGCCGCCTTGTCGAGGTATTCGGCCTCGACCTTGCTGGCGGTCAGCTTCTTTTTCCGGCTGGCCAGGAACTTGTCGCTGTGCTGTCGAACGACGCGCTTTACCGCATCGCTCTCCGCGGATCGGATCATGAAACGAATACCTACGAGCTCATCGCTATCCGGGCCGGTGAGGTTGAGCTCAAAGAGGTCTTCAGAATTGACGAGTTTGGAGATGTCCAAGGGTCACCTATCGATTACGGGATTACAGCGGGATTGACGCGGATCGGCAGCTGGTTGAGGCCTATCGTGAAGCGCTCGAGCTCGAAGTCGTCGGAACCGCCGCCAGGATAAAGCGGGCCGGACACGACGCCGCGGCTGTAGAAAATCGTGTTCGTGAACCCCTCGCCGCCATCGTTGCGCTCGACCTTGATCGCCATGTTGTCGAGGTTGAGGGGGTTGCCGAAAGTGCGCAGGATAACCTGGCCGGCATCGTCATGCACTGAGGCGACCTCGATCTGCGGATCCCCGGCGTTCGCCGTGCCCTTCTGTTTCTGGGTCACAGGCTCATCGAGGGTGTTGTAACTGTTCATCGTCGACTCGGCGCCGAAATCGCCGATGTTTCCGACTTTCCCAACCTGCACCCAGGTGAGCGCCGCATATGCTGACTCTATAAGATCGGTGTTCTGGGCAGTGGCGCAAACATAGACCTTGCTGCCCTTCTTCGTTGCCTTGTTTGCCATGTTAGTTCTCCGGTTCGAAGGCGATGTACGGAATGGTGACGGGGATCTGCACCCGGTCACCGTCTTGGAGCGGGCCAGCCGCCCATGGCTCGCTGCTGATCGTGATCTTCACGTCAGAGGCGAATAGGGTTTGGTTCTTGAACTGGTCGATGACCTGATCGGCGACATCGAGGGCGCCAATGATGCCCTGTCCGACCGGCCAGACGACCGAGACCTGCAAGAGACCGCGCTTCTGCTGCGGGTCGTTGCCCATCGTGATCTGACGTGTCTGGTTTGGCAAAAAAGCCAAACGAAGGTATTTCGCCGGCATCTGCTGACCAGCGGGCGGGAACACGATGTTCGGCGCGGCGACTGGCAATACCTGTGGCATTGCAAGGAGCCGATCGGTGAGCGCCTTGAAGATGATTGCGTCGGTGCCTGCCGCCATGTATCGGTTACCTATGTCTGAACGGCCGCCTCTGACCGACGATGAAGCCTATGAACGCATTCATGCGGCTCTGCTTGCGCTAGGTCGTGAGAAAGGTGCAACGGTGCGGGCGGATACGAGCCTGAAGGCCGCGCGAAAGGCGCTGACCTTGCTGCAGCTTGGGCTAGTGGCGGCTATGGAAAAGGGAAGCGACGCAAACGCCGCGGTCAAAGCCCCAGACGCGCCTTCAACTCAGCGGCCTTTCGATCAACGATAATCGGCCAGTTCTGTGCGGCGAGCCGGACAAAGCCGTCTGCCGGCTGCCCGTTTGCCCCATATTCTCGGTAGCCCGCATAGGAGGCGGTGTAGCCGAAATAGAGGGTGTCGCCGATGTCAGCCCCGGCGATGACCGCTTCGATCTGCCCGAAATCAGGCGTGTAAGTGCCGCCGTCGACCGGCTTGGCGGCGCTGATTGCTGGCATGGAAGTCGAGGACGCGAGCAGTGACGCGCGCAGAAAACCGGTGTCCACCCGCATCCGGCCGCCCTGACCGACTGGCCTCTGCATCTCCTCTACGACCTCCTGCGTCGCCTCCTTGAAGATCGCTTCGACGGCACCCTCGACCTTGTCGGCCCATTGCGCGACAGCGGCGCTAAAGGAGAGTGTTGCCATCAGACGACCTCTGCACGGTACCGGCGGACCACCGCGCCGATGTGGTCCACCTTGTATTCAAGCCTGCACCTGCAGCCGGATATCTCAGATATCGGCGCGCGCGGGTCGCCCGGGAACCGGAGAAGCGCACCAAATGGGCTCTGAAACACTTCATCCATCCCGACACTCTTGCCGTTCAGAACACGATGAGTGTGACGTACCCGGCTATCGCCGGCGGAACGCCATACCTTCGTGACGTCCTGCGCCTGGACCTTGCCGGCCTCGATCTGCTGCCGCATCGCCTCGTTGCGGGCGGAGCTAAGCGCCATCATAGTTTCGGTCCGCGCCAGCATCTCGCCGCGGAGAAGCAGGTTCTTGTCGCGCAACCGGCCGACTATCTTGGTGAGGGCCTCGCCGGTGACCGGCTTGCCCGCCCTAATCGCGGCCATGACGGTCCTGTCGAAGCGCTTGTCGCGCGTCTTGAGCTCGAAATACCGGTTCATCAGTTCCGGGTCGCCGGACGCCAGATGAACGCGGGCGCGCTCGATGAATTCGATCTGGTATCGCGTCAGGCCTATCACGCCGCCCTCTCGGCGGCCGGTGACGCGGTTCTGCCGGCCGACGACGTCGAGGGCCGTCGATTTCGGATTGGCGCCTCTGGCAAGCCCCTGCTCCAGCGCCTGGCGGATGCCCTGCCGCTGGTCATCGGTGATATGCACGACCATCGTCGACGACAGGTCCCGCAGGATCGCCTCGGCTACCGGGTTACGGACGCCGAAGCGCCAGATCACGCGATTGCCCTGCGGGTCCATGACCTTCGGAAGCTCGCCGACTGCGTTGGTGCCGCCGGCGTTGAAGGCTTCCTGCAGCGCAATTTCGAGCGCAGAGAACGCCTCCGGCTCGATCTGCATGGCCTCGACCGCGCCATTCACGTCGCCTCGCTCCAGCCGTTCGACCACGCGCGCTAGAACGACGCTCGACTTGATATCCTCGATCGCCTGCCAGAATGCGGCAGCGAGCGCCGGCTCGTATTTGGCGAGCAGTTCTTCGAAGGACATCAGGCGCGTGTCACATGATCTCTGCGGATCTGCCGAATGGTTTCCACCTTCGCCTGGTTGACGGCGCGCATAATGAAGTCGCCCATCTCCGAAACGTCGACGGTCACCTTCAATGTCGCCGCCTCAGCCTTAACGGGCGCAGGTGGGCCGAGCAATGCAGCCGTGGCCGCGGCGGCGCCGCCTACGGCGAATCCGAAAAATGCGCGTCTGTTCATGATTGCTTCCTTCACCACTTAGGCCAGTCGGCCGTCGGATTTCTGCTGTTGAATGGCGTTTCCGCGTGCTTCAATATTAGCTTTCGATGATATTCTCTGTGCGACGCAATCGCGGGGGCGATCCTATGGGCGCGGATAACTATGAGGAGGAGGTGTACGCCTGCTTGACCGTGGTAATAACGGACGTCCCGTCTACCGTTGTGGTCGATCTCTTCGAAGCGACACGACGTCACAACGGGACATTTGAAGTCCACCCACCAAGTAATGCTAAGACTGGAGCAGTGGACGTCCACTGCTCGTTTACGTCTGACGCGGACATGCGTGCATTCAAGAGCTGCATCCTCGTACTTGGCTCGTAATCTTCCTTGGATGATGAAGGCGACGTTGTCACGCCGTCATGGTTGTTCGGGTCTGCTGCAAGGGAGCGATATTCGACGCCGCCTGCCGCTATAACGTTGCCGACAGTTGGGACGATAGCGAGGGCTCGACCGCCTCGCGAAAGGCCGCCGCAAGCTTTGGCTCGTATGCACTGAGCAACTGATCGAAAATTCATTCAAGGAACCCGTGTATGAACCGGAAAGCGCTGTATGTCGCGGTCGCTGCGCTTGTCGTGGTCACCATCGGTTTGGGGGCCTATGTCTACCGCCTTGACCCGAGGTCGGGCGTCGAAATGACAATTACCGAGGATCGTCTTTCGATGCGGGACCATTAACGTTCACGCTGCCATTCGTCCCTGTACGATGAAGACTACCGGCGTGATGCCGTCGTATTTGTTCCGATCGCCCGCCACGATGGCGTAATCTTTGCCATTGGCGGTGACCACGTCGCCGACCGTCGGCTCGATCGCGAGGCCGACAGACGAGATGTAAATCTGCATGTCGCCGGTCAAAATCACACTGCCGTCGATGTAGCGGGCCTCGTAGGCCATCGGCACGAGTGTGGCCGGATAGGACGTGACGACAGGATCGCCGCCGTAGACAGGATCCGGAGGCGTGATCCGCTTCACCGTTCCAGCCTGACCGTACTTGGCGATGAGGCGCTGCGCGGTCGCCTGAAGGCGTGCATAGATCGGGTTCGCCATCCTCCTCCCTTCCTTTTCGAGAGCTGAGCCTTATTTACGCCTCATTGTCGCAAGGCTCTTTGTTCAAGGATCTGGGGGACATGTCCGCCACAATCAGCATCCTCGTGACCATCCTCTTCGTCGGGGTTGTGTTTTATCTCGTGCAGAAGCTTCCGATTGACCCTACGATGAAGCAGAGGGCTCAATTCGTTATTTTGATCGCCGGAATGGTCTCGTTGCTCGGCTCACTGGGCGTATTCTGATCAAGTGCGCGCGATGCCTGGAGCTACACCACCAAAGCACCCGGCCAGACCGGCACGAGAAACGGCCAGAGCAGCCCTTCGATCGTGGTCACGACAGGCGTTGCGAGCGCGACGAGGTCGTCGATATCCGTTGAAGTAGAGGTTGAATACTCGACCTCAAGCTGTCCGATTTTCTCGCGCTTCACCGTAGACGTGCCTGTTACGACCGGCGAAAGGCTGCCTGGGTTCGTCAACTCGAGGAATGCGGCCTCATACGAGGCATTGATAACCGCGACCGGGATTTCGCCCGAGGGGATCGCCTCGCCGTAATAGGTCGTCGCGCCCGTGCGCGGCCAGGCTCGCTCTTGGGCGTACCCGCCGGTCCTTCGCCCGCTGAACCGAGGCTCATACCGATCGATCACCAAAGAACCGCGCTGACGTGCGGCGGTCTTCTGGGCATCGGTCGTGCCGTCGGGAAAGACATAGCCGGCTTCGGTTGCGTACGCCGTGAAGCCGTCGTTCGTGCCGTATCCAGCCATGTCAATCTCCGATGCAAGAATAGGCCCGGCAGGTTACCGCCGGACTGAATGTCAGGGCTGCGTTGCCAGCTCTTCGAGAGCAGCGACGATCTCGTCTTTCGTGCCCGGCGTCTTATCGCCGAGCAGCTTCTTGGCGGCCGACTTGAAGGACATGAACTGCACGCTCTGGTCCTTCGCCATTTCGAGCACTTCGAGTGCCGTCTTCGTGCCGTCGCCGTCCTGGTTGCTTACAGCCTTGGAGACGCCATCGATCTTGAGGAAGCGAAGGCGCTTGGCCTTCTCGAGATCGACGCCTTCAAGATCGACGTCGCGGGTGTCACCCGGTGGGATGTAGACCGCCCGCCCCTTGGAACGGACGCCCTGGAGCGCCATGCTATTGTTGGTGATTTTCATCGCTAATCCTCCGGTTACGGTGCGGTGATTTCGTCGCCGTAGGCAGCAGCACCGGGCAGACGCCATTCGGTACCGCCGGTACGGGCGATGATGCCGGTCTCGAAGCCCATGATGGATTTCTGGCGCGGCTGGAGGACACGGCGCGGCATCGGCAGGTGGAAGCGGAGAACTTCCGAATCCCGGCGATACACGACCATGCGGCCGCCGCCGTCCTGGGAGGCATTCGCGAGCTCGCGCAGCGGCTGGATGTCGAGCTGCTGGCCGGTTTCCGCCGTGTAGACGTTGTTGCGGCGGATGTATTCCAGCAACGTCAGCATGCCGTCGCCTTCGCCGAGACGGCGGGTGGCAATGAGGCGGAACGCTTCCGGCGGCAGACGCAGCGTGTCGACCCATTCGACCTCGGACGTGTTCTCGCGGACGCTGGAGATCAGGTCGTTGATGTCCCGGAGGATCTGGTCGTTGGACTTCGCCGACCAGAAGGTCGAAGAGCCCGTACCATCCGCGGCAACGTCGACACGCGAGACCTGTGGGTCGTTGACGAAGCCGGTCCAGTTCTTCTCGGTCGTGCCGACCATGGCAACCGAGTTGAGCAGGCGCTCGACCTTGTCGGACGCCGACATGGCCTTGGTGCCGTTCAGGTCGATGCCGTAGAGGGCCGCCTGATTGACCTCCTCGAGGTTCCACTCCCAGCCGGAGCCGATCATCGCGAAGTCATGGCTGGCCATGTCCTTCGTGGCCTGGTTGAAGGGCATGTCGGTACCGGCACCGGAGAGGAACTTCGCCTCGCCTGCCGTATCGACGGTGAAGAACGTCGTACCGATCGCCCATGCGTTCCCTTCCGTCACGACGGGCACGTGGGCGCCGTAGTTGAAGGTCGGATAACGCCGCTGGTAGATGCGGGTCTCGATGTTGCGCCCCTGGGCGATGACGAAGGGGAACGCGGCCTGCGCATCAGCGAAGGCCTGACGGATGATCTGGTTCATGGTTCAGGTCCTTTCCCTGATCAGGCTGCCGGGGCCGAAGCGCGCAGACGAAGCGCGATCTCGACGATTGCGCCATTCGCGCCGGACGTGTCGAAAACTGCATCGGGGATGGGGCCGACGATATCCACACCCGCAGCGTTGACGTAGCGATGGGTCAGCGTGTTGTAGAAAACAGCATCGCCCTGCGCGACGGTGCCGCCGGCAGTGACGTACATCGTGCCCATCGTCATGAATGCGCCGGTGAAGTACCGGGGATAGGAGTCGGGTACCAGCACATCTGCCGGCACGGCCGGGTTCAGAACGGCGATGCCGATGAATTCGCCGCCGGCCGCGAAGGGCACAACCCCGTGGTCAGCGCCGCCGCGCTGAACCGGCTGGCCGAAGCGCACGCCGCCGAGGTTCTCGACCGTGCGGCTGATCTTGTTGCACTTCTCCTCGGAAGCGATCTGGCCATGCAGGCCCTTCGGAGGAGCGTTTGTATAAGTGGTCTGGTAGGTAGCCATTGAAGCGCCTCCTTAGTTGGCCGCTGCAGAGGTCTTGCCGGCCTTCATGTCGGCGACCATCTGGGAATAGGCGTCGGTCACGACCTTGTCGGCGTCGCCGACCTGCGAAAGGCCCTGCTGCACGACGGTGCGGAAGGGATCGGCGCCGTTCTTGCTGGCATCCTCGACGAGCATGTCGAAGCGGGCGTCGAGGTATGCTTCCGACTTGTCGGCGATCGCCGCATCGCCGAGCTTGGCGACCACGACAGCCTTGCGGATGGCGGCATCGGAAAGGCCTTCGGTCTTCACGTCCTTGGCGATCGCATGCGCCTTGGTGATGAGATCGGCACGTGCCTGGACGCGCTTGTCGAGATCAGCGTCGGAAAGGATCTTGCCCTTCAGAGCATCATTCTCGGCATCCTTCTTCGCCAGCTCGGCATCCTTGGCGGCCAGAGCCGTCTGATGTGCCTTCTCGGCGTCGGAGAACTTGGTGTTGGCGTCGGCAAGGCGCTGCTGGAGCGTGCCGATCACCGTGGCACCCTGGTCGGTTACTTCAACCGGGATGCCATCGACGGTAACCGTCTTCAGGGTCATGATCTTGTCCTCTTTCGGTTTCTGATCACTGGTGAACGGGGCGGCGCCCCACGACCTCACACCGTCGCCGATGCGAGCTTCTGATCCGGCGCGACCGCGCTGCACGATGGCGACGTGGTTGATCCGGATATCCTTCTGAATGGCGTCGTACGTCTCGCCCTCGGGCGTGGTGCCCGGCTCCCATGCGAGATCGCAGGTGTAGCCGGCGGAGAGCTCCCGCTTGCCGCCTTCGATGTCGCCGATGGTGGCGCCATCCATGACGATGAGCGGGATGCGGACGAATTCACCGTCCCGGGCAACCTCGTCGCCGATCTGGCCGACGGAAAGCGCTTTCCAATTATCGGCGGTCACCGCCTCGTCGGGGTGATCGTTCGTCACTGGCTTATGCGCGTAGCTGCCGAGGCTGGCCTTATCGAAGACCTGATCCTCCGGCCGGTAGACCTTCACGACCTGCATCTCCGGCTTTCCGACCTCATGTCCGGCATAGAGCTGGATGCCCGTGCGCGCGGTGCGCACGTCCGCAACAAGGTAGCCGTCGGCGGTCCGTCGCGTGCCCGCGACCGGTGCAAGGTCTGTGAACTTCATTGTGATCAATCCTTAGGTCGTGCTATTCGCATTCGCGACTTCAATCGGGGCGACCAGTGTGTGCAATTCCGTAGAGATCGGCGCGATCGTGGCATATACGCCTCGTGAACTGGCCAACGTGGTCGGGCAGGACGCGATTGTCTGGAGCGATCAGAACCCGTTTGTTCGATGGCCCGAGGGTAAGGAGTGGCGCGATCCGGATCTCTGCCTGTGCAGCGTTAATCTGCCCGCCACGCTGACGAAGGCCGGGCTGCGGTGGAAACGATCGGGAGTAGATCCTATGGAGTTCGTAGTTTCCGACTAGGAGGCCGTCCGCTCCTGCTCCAAACCTGCGGCAGCCCGCCTCTCGTCTTCGTCAGGCTCTTGTTCCGATAGCTTGCCGTATTCCTCGATCGCCGCATCGAGACCGGGCAGCGAGCCGTCTTCGATGAAGGTGTTGACGAGAGCGTCGGACACTGCATCACGCGGGATAATCTCTTGCCCCGCACCGCTTCCGACCAACTGCCGGGCGGCGTCGGCCTTCGTCTTGAAGACGTCGGCCTTCTCCTTCTCCGACATGCCCCAGAGCGGCGCCCACTCGTAATAGATGTCCGGGTCGCGCGAGCCGAGAGCGCTGCGAATGATGCACTCATCAAGCCGCGCCATCGCCGGCGTCATCTCGACGGTCTGCATTGCCTGCAGGCGGTCATAATAGTTCCGCAGGTCGCTTTCGCCGGTCGCGTTCATGCCGGCCGGTGACTGGCCGAGCAGACGCGTAGCCGGGATGTCGGCCGCGCCTGAGACGATCTGCAGGAACGACATGAGGACGTCGGGGAGCGTGGCGAAGCTGGCGGTTTTCTGCTCGTATTCCTCCTCCTTGTCGAGGAGGAGGTCTCCGTTGATGCCCTTTGCCGTGGCAGCGAGCGTATAACGCTCGAGGATCTTGGCGCGGTACTCTGCGTTGCCGAGGTTCTGCATGAAGTCCGGAATGCGGATCACGTTGACCTTGGCCTCGAATACGAGGCTGGCAATGTTCGCTGCGGTACCGTCGGCCTGCTTGATCGCATCGACGACCGACAACAGCACGCTATCGCCCCAACCGGAATAGGTGGTCGTTACGATGTCCTCGTCCGGCTGCTGGCTGCCGTTGAAAATGACCAGGCGCGACGGGTGAATTTCGACTTGCGCGCCATCGGCGGAGTTCAGCTGGTAGATCTTCGGCTTGCCATACCATTCCGAAGCGGGGTCACGATCGATCTCGCCGGCGGTGAGGTGCCGGCGCGTCATGACCGTGAGGTATTTCAGGCCACCCTTCCCGATGCGCTCGACGTCGAGCGGCGCCGTCAGGTCCTGGTCGCCGGTACCGATGACGAGCGCAGCGCCGCCCCAGAGCCGCGCTTTGATGCGGGTCTCCAGCAGCTTGCCCATAACGTTCAGGCGCTTCTCTTCAGCTTCGATCGCCTCGATCTGCGGCTTCTTCGCCTGCCAATCGCGCCACGCGCGGATACTGTCGAATGCCGGGATATCGACGATCTTCTTGGGGAGCCACGCGCCACGATAGGCGTTGAGTAGTTCCTCGTCGGTGAGCATCGGCATCGAATAGACGTTCGCCGCGGCCTTGTCCCGGCTGGTACCCAGGCTGGCGACCATGTTTGTCAGGCTGTCGCGGACGAACGCGATGATGTTGGCCATGTCCGCTCCTAAACGTTCGTCAGCGTGAAGGACGAACCTCCAAGCATCAACTCGGTGAGAGCCCAGACCAGGGCGTCGGCCCGGTCAGGTGAACCCTCTCCGAGGTATCCAGATGGCGTGAAGTTGCACATCTGGTCTTCAAGGTCGGGGAAGTCTCCGACGTGATGAACCTTGCCCTGCTCGTACAGCGCGCTGATAGGCTCTGCTCGCACCGCTTTGCCTCTGCTGGCTACAACTTCCTTGAAGGGCGCGGTCTTATCAGCCGTCGAGACGGTGAAGCGCACCATGTCGCCGCCGAAGTTCCGTTCCCCGATGATCCGGTGTGCTTGGTGACGATGGTAGAGGTCGACCGCTCGCCTGCCCCACCCTTCTGGTGACAACTGGCAAGTGCCATCCTCAAGAATGTAGCCATGCCCATCAATGCCGAGGCCGGCGACGACGATACCGATATCGTCACCCGCGCCATCGCCTCTCGTACCGGAGGGGTCGACGGAAACGACGATGCGCCGCATTTCAGGAGCGCTGGCGACACGCAGGCTGTCGATGCCCGGCATCAGCTTGCCGTCGGGCGCCTTGCGATCCTCAAGAGCCCATAGAGCGCCGCTGACTTCGCTCGCCCATTCTCCGGCCTCAAACCGCAACCTTTTCGCTGCGGACATCGAGGCAAGCACCTCGAAATACTCAGGCGGCAGGTTCTCCGAGTTGTCGGCAGGATTCACCTGCATCTCGGCATAGTCTTCCGGCTTAGCCAGCTTCTCCTTCGTGCCCGGCTTCATCTTGGCCCGGAACATCTGGAAGCTCCAATGGAGCTTAGACGGCGGGTTGCAGTCGAAGTAGGCCTTGAGGGCTAGGTACCTTCTGCCTGTCGCTGCCGCTATCGCTGGGGCCAGCTCGCACTTCTGCGCCAAGCGGGACATTGCCGTTTCGACGGATGCCCAAGGGATTTGGCTGCTCTCGTTGAAATAGAGAGTGGCGTATTCCTGTCCCAGGATCTTCTCGACGCGCTCTTTATCATCGAGGCCGGCTATCCAGATCTGCGATCCGTTCGGCAGCTCGACATAGAAGTCGGTCTTGTCAAATCGCACCCGAACCGACGGGAAGCAGAGAGACAGGACCTTTGGCAGGGTATCGGACCAGACCGACGTCTTCGCGTGGTTGAACCGAAACCTGAATATGACATGCCGCGAACCGGGAGCGTTAATCGCTCGCTGAATCAGCGCCCGACAAAGAACAAACGTTTTTCCAGACCGAGACCCGCCGCGGAGCATGATGTTGCGCGCCGGGCCGGCAAGAAGGCGATTAGCCTCTCGCTGTTTCTCCGTTAATCGAGCTACTTGCATGCGTCACAGTTCGGCATCCTCTGGCAAGACATTGAGGCTCATGCTCCCAGAGTGCTCGACACGCTCGATGAACATACCGAGGTGCTTGGCAAGCTTCTCCAAGGCGCTGTTCTTGTCCCAGACCTTAATCTTGTGGACGTGCTCGACCTCACCGTCGCCGATGTTGCGCGTCACCACTTCGACCGACGCGACTGCGGCGGCTGTATCGTCATCCCACTCTTCAGGTCGCAGCAGCCTGCCATTCGCATCGAACACGCGGCGAAGATCGGAGAAGCCAATACGAGACAGCTCTTTCAGAACACGCTCGACGGTCGCTTCCGCCTTGAGGGCGCCCTTGCCTTGAATTTCGGCTACGCGCTCTTGAATGCTTTCATTTGCATTCAAACGTGCTGCATTTCCCCGGTTAGGCTTAAACCCCGCAAGCTGATATGCCTTGTCGGCCGTCTTACCTTTGGCGAGTTCCTGCGCGAACTTCTCGTGCCGTGCGTTCTTTAGGACGGGCATCGGTTAACCTTGGGGATCAAACATGGAAGACAAAGACAAACGATCAGATCTGCACCGAGCTAAACTCGGGATGGCTATGGTATCTGCTTGCTTGGTGCAGACGCTGAATGAAACCGACCCGACGTTTCAGCAGCGATTCCTAAAGCGCATGGAAGCCGCCTATCGCGAACTGAAAGACAACACCGGCGGAGATGTTAAGGAGCAGTTGGAGGCTCTTTCGTGGACGATGGAGTTACTGACGGGATGGGACCCCATCGGTGGGCGTCAGGAACCCTTCCTTGCCGACTATGAGCCATGACTTTGATGGTGTCGCAATTTTTCAGGACCGACCGGGCTCGCGCTTGAAGATCAGCACCCACTGATACGTGCTGCGCTCGATTACCTGGTGGAGCGCATACCCTTCTGCTGCCTTCTCATTGATGAGCGCTTCCATGCCCGGCATACCCTTGGGCCCTGAGTCGTACTCTACGACGCGATATGGCTTCTGCATCATCGACTCCTATGTGGTGGGTTCGTTGCTGAGCTGGTCGCAAATCCCGATATGAAAGAGGAGAGTAGTTTGAAGAACACGTGGGTGATCAGGGGGCCAGCAAACGGAGAGGCGCCCGCGGACTATATTTCCGTTGAAGGGCGCGGTGACAGCAGATTGGATGGACCGCTTGATGACGGGAGCGGAACTTTGAGTTTTGCTGCGGTCATCGCTGCTGGGGGCCAAGGTAGCACGCGCGTCAAGTTCGATATCGCATCGACGGAATTCGAAGCAATCGCCGCGGCTATGTTCGAGGCCAATAGAGATCGCGCGATAAGGGCGTTCGCTAAGGCTTTGTCTAACACTCCGCCAATACCGTGGACCTGGCCACTTCCCGGTCGAGAATAGCCGGGACGATCACCACCCCATTATTCGACGACTTCCATCCGGTGGTCGCGCCTGTGTTTGGTTGCAGGCCCGGGAATCGAACCCGGTTCTTCGAGGTTATGGGCCTCGCGGCTTACCAGTTGCCCTGCCTGCTGAAAGTGGAAACTCTACTGCCAGTTTAAGCGCTAATGCTGGCGGAACGGCGCGAGAACACGTCCGGTACGGATGTGGATTTCTAACCCGTTCGGACGAACCGATTTTGAAGGCGCCTACCCTACTGCATAGACGGCCGCGCAGGGTGGACGTAGGGAGCTGTGCGCCCTGCACACGTTCCCACAAATCGCCGCGAGCGGTGTTCACTCATCACTAGGATCAGTAATTGAGGCGATCCGGTAGATCTTAAGAGCTGCCGCAAGAATCAACACGAACGAGTAAACCAGAAGCAAATACCCCATAAACGAACCAATCGCCTTCATCACCACGAAGATAGACATCGCGCTGTTGGTATATTGGTCCGCTATTTTCGCCAAGTCATGCAGCCAACTGCCGTCGTAGAGGAGAGCCCACGCGAGTGCTACCACTTGAACAAATATAAAATGGAAGAATGTCGCATTGATCTCGTCCAAGAAAGGGACGCCTCGCTGGTTCTTCACTCTCTTCAGAGCTAATTTCAGCCTGCCCGTCATAAGGCTGAAGAGGATGGCGTAAGTGCCGAGACTAAAGCCAAGGAGCCCTGGGACAAGCTCTTGGCTAAGCGAGAGCCAGTTGGGTTCGAGCCAGTTTCGATAGCCGAGCACCGTTATTGCGACCGATATCCACAACAGTGGCGAACTAGCCAGCTCGGGCCATCCCCCATACGCGCGAAAATACCGACGGAGGCTATTGTAAAAACCTTTAAACTGGCTCTTGATTGCCACTAGTTCGCGTTCTCACTGTTTATCAGACGACGGAAGGCCTGAGCCTCAGTTGTCGTTTCTGGGTCATACTTATCATGCAGCACCTCTGGGTACTGCTCCGTCGATAGTTTCACCCTACCCTTTTCATCCCTACCGACCACCTCAACGTTTCCGTGGTCCAAGGCCGATTCCGCGAGCGTGTCGATATCCGGTGTTCTAACAAGCGAAGAGCCGGGATCCGCCGTATACGTCACAATAAATTTTCGGGCATGAGCGTCCAGCAAGTGTTGTTCAATCTGGGCTTCGAAGTCGTCAGCAAGAATGTCACTGTTCGGCTTCATGATTGTGATTGAAATCTTGTCGAGCCGGGTCAACGAGAAGAGTTCTTCAAGCCCTGTCCGAGCTTGTACAAGCGTGATGCTGGCGAGTTTGTACCTTTCCGTGATGCTAAGATCCTCGGACAACGCCTTAAAGAGGGTCAACGCTTGGTTGGCCGTTAGGACCTTTCCTTTAGAATACTGCTGGACATAAATGCGGTGCTTCTTGATGTCGAAGTGGAAAAAAAAGGTCGCCGCGTTGGGATGAAGGTGGCGGGGAATGGTTACTTCGGAGACCTGTTCATCCGTGGCTTCCGCCAAGTTCTCAGCGTCGAACCAGCTGCCTTGTAGTTCTACTTTCGTGAACGACGTGATCGTGCCGGTAATGACGTCTTTGTCAATTTCCGAGCGGTTGATCAGCGAGATCATTGCATAACGGTCGCCGTGGACCTTAACGGGTTTCCTCAACTGAAAAATGTCTTGCAGGAACGACTTGTAAAGTTCCGAGGTATGAGGATGAAGGCGGATATTAAGTACCACCGAGGAGATCTTTACCTTACGCGCCATGTCCGCCCTATAAGAATGCCCAGTTCGCACCAGACAAGCGGGAGCGGCCGAGTCGTTGCAACTCAGGCGGTTGTAGTGTGCGGCATACCATTTGGCAATATGTCCAAATTGAGGCAGCAATCAACCGCCCCAATTTTGGATGCATTCCACCTACAGCGCGGAGTGGTCGCTCCGCTGGCGCAAGCCGGGACGCATCCCCGCCGCTCGCAAATCACGTTTATAGAACTAACCGAGAACGCACCGATTTTCAAGCGGTCAAGCTGCGATGAACTGGTAATCCAAAGGAACACTGACCAAACCGGCGATATCCAGCTTGCCGAGGAGCATTTTCAGCCTGGGATCGGTCTTTGCGTTCTTACGGAGTGTCTGGCGCGCAAGCCTGGACTTGCGGTCGAACTCCACTTCCGCGTCTGCTTCGGCAGCCCTTACGGCGAGGATGTCCATAATGTCGATCGGCAACGGCGAACCGTCAGTGGACTTGACCACCCCCGCGACACCAGGTGTTGCTTCGAGCAGCCGCCAATCGTGCGGATCTCGGACGAACACGTATCCGACGAGGAGCGCGAAGCGGCGTACCTTCCACAGGTCAGTGTGCTTCCGGTCGCGGATCAGCCGCTTTTCTGAAGGCATGTAGCAGTCGAAGCCGTTCTCGGTGAGTGAGCGCTCGATGGCAGAGATGTTGTGGTTGAGGTTCGGGACGATCCGATACCCCTTCCCACGCGGCCGGCCGGCCTTATCGAGAGCGATTTGCTCTACGCTGAATTCCCGTCGAGGCTTTTGGGCCCCTGGGACCGTCCGCACCACATACCAGGCCATCTGCCGGTTCGTGTTCGCTGTCGCAGTCATTCATACACCCTCGGTTTTCTTCGGCAAGGATCTTGCCGTGTGATTTCGGCAGTAGCGGCCCGTCGTTTCCGCCGCACAGAACAGGTACGGGCCGCCGGCGTTCAGGGGCCAGCAGCATTCGCCGGCCGTGAGGTGGTGGAGGAGCTTTGCGGATTGAAGCCGCTCGGCGTCATAGGCAGTCGCCGGGATCTCCGGTTCCCGCTTCAGTTCCGGCGCCAACTTGCGAGGCCGCGCCGTCTTCGCTGGGCCCGGTGCGCGTGTCTTCTTCCCAGCATCACCGCGCCACGGGAACAGACCGCGGTTTCGGAAGGCCAGTCCGACAATGACGTTTCGGCTGACGCCAAAGCGCTTTGCGATCTGGGAGGCGGAGAGATCATCCTTCCAGAGCTTCGCAGCAGCCTCGATGTCTACGGTGCGATGCTGGATGGTCATGCCGCGCGCTCCTCTTCGACCGGCTCCGCCGCTTCGATTTCGGATTTCACCTTGCCGCGATAGGCCATCTGCTCGGCGGTGACCTGGCTGGCATCGGGAAGCGCCATCATGCGGGCGAGCTCGTCGGCGCGCTCCGGCGATACTGACGGCTGCTTGACGTTCAGCTTGGTCTGGATCCGGCTGCGATTGACGCGGACGGCGATCGGCGACCAAACCTCGTCGATTGCCCACAGGTGGACTGTGCCCGTCGGCAATTCCCGAGACTTGGCGAGCTGCGCGAATTCCAGATGGTCGACTCCTTCGGCAACCCTGACAAAGCCCTTCTCCGCCAGCGCGATGGCGCGCTCACGCTGGGTGACGCGCAGGTCCATGAGCCCATGTGAGCTGGGCAGCGTTCGGCTGACGGAGTCCTCGATCGCCCTAAGCGTTTCCTGCTTGCGAATCCGGTCCTCGCGGATGAGACGGCATTCGGCATTCGCCATCGCCGCGAGCTCGGCCGGCAGGGGGATGAAAGCCTTGTTGATGTTCTCGTATTCGCCGCGCTTCAGCTTCACGTAGGCACGGCGCAGCCCATGGACCGGCACGTTGCGAAGCGAGAGGCGGTATTCTTCGACCGGGTTTGCAGCAGTGATCGTTTCGGAGATCCGCATTCCGCCGCTCATGAGGCCTTCGATGCACTGGCCGATTTCGTCGGCGCCGGCCGGGGCAAGCTGCTCAGTGAGAGCGGAAATCTCCTGCTGCAAGGTCGACAGTTTGGCCGGCAAATTGGTCATCTGGTTCACCGTAGAGTTCTCGTTTCAGCCTTGCGTGGATGTCGTGATGGCGTTGCATGGACGGGCTTTGCGGCCGTGGAGGCGACTGCGATTGCTGCAACGGTCGGTCGTCGTATTTGCCTTCGAGGATCGAGACGAAGCTCTTCGGCTGGCAGAGGAAATCGAGGTCTGCGCGCCAACCCCGATCGTTCTCGCCGCGGCAGAACCGGCTGCGTCCGATCCGCTCGATGGCGTCGAGGACCGCCGGCAGGCCGTGTTCCTCGATCCGCAGCAACAGCGAGCGACGGCGAGATGCCGTGACGGCCCTCGGCACGGAAAGCCCGGACTGACGGGCCATTTCCGAAAACGCGGTGACGACCTGGTCGACCGCCGTGGGGGAAGAGCCCCCTTTAGGGGGCGAAGGGGGTATGGATGATTGGGGTTTAGGAGAAGGGGGTGTGGGGGAAGAACCTTCGGGGGAAGAAGGCTCGTCACCAGCGTCACAACCATCACTTTCCGTCATTTGTGACGCTTTGTTACGCCTGTAACGCTCCTGACGGATAGCGCCGGCGCTGCGCTGCTTCGGGGCGTTGGCTGCTCCATGGATGGCGGCGCGCGCGACAACCTCCGCGGCTTCGATCGGATCGACGCCGGCAGCAATCAACTGTGAGATGAGGGCTCGAATTTCGCTCACGCCAACATCCCCTCTTCGCATAAGAAGTCGCGGTCAGGCGGCAGATTGATGCGCCAACATTCGCGATCGCGCTTTTTATCTAGGGGACGGGAACGTTCAGACGTCCGCGGCGTTTGATGCGCTTCCAACCCACTTAGGAGAAGCACTTGCGCGCGCTCAATCTCATCACACTCTTTCTCGTCATCGTCGGCGGGCTGAACTGGCTTCTGGTCGGCCTCTTCGAGTTCGACCTCGTAGCCGCTCTGTTCGGCGGCCAGGATGCTGCCGTTTCCAGGATCGTTTACGTTCTGGTCGGCGCGTCCGCGGTATGGCAGTTGATGCCGTTCATCAGAGCCATGTCCGTCGGGGAGACAGCGGCGGAAGCCAATATTGGCCATCATCACCGCTGATCCGATGCCTCGCACGATTATAGCCGCCGGCGCTTGCTCGCCGGCGGCCTGCTTTCCGGAAGTCCTGGGGCCCGCCGTCGCAACCGTTGGGTACGACGGATGCATCGGGGCCCGCCTGAGCAACTCCTTCACGCCGCCATTCCCTCTTCACATACCTGGATGATGACGACGCACTCGGCCGGAAGGTCGCTGTCCCAACACATGGTCAAGCGCTCGCAAAGATTGTCGTTCTTGATGACGCCATAGTGCTGAAGCGCGTCGAGGATCGCCTTTGATCGATTGTCGATGTCCTGCCGCATGTTCTGGCGGCGCAGGGCGACGTGCAGCGCGAAAGGTTTGTCGATCGCGCTCTTTGGCGTCTTGATGAAGTAGCCGGCGTCATTCCGCCACTTCTTGTAGGTCGGCGAAAGTCGGCGGGTTTTGCCCCAGCCGTTGTAGAGGTCCCAGCCGCTCGGAGGGTATGGGAGGTGAAGCTTGATCATGCCGCTTCGTCCTTCGGCTTGTGAGCGCCCTCGATGCGCCGGACGGCGATGTCGGCATATTCCGGGTTGAGTTCGACGAGGACGCTGCGCAGGCCGAGCTGCTCGGCGACGAGGGCGACCGTGCCGGAACCTCCAAACGGGTCGAAGACCAGACCAGAGGTCCGTTCGAAGGTCTCGCAGATGGGGCCGCAGCCGCTCGCCGCCCCGCAGCAACCGCAAACGGTCTTGGGAGATCCAGCAGACAGGCACCGCCGCGCCAATTCGCGCGGGAACGTGGCAAAGTGCGCTTCCCGGCAACCCTCAATGTTGAAGGTCCAGACGTTGCGGCCATTCCGCATATCGGGGGTATAGGTTTCGACCCAAGTGCCAGCGCGGTTCTGGCCTGGCGTACTACCCTTAGCGGGCTTGTACTGACCATCCTTGCGGCGAGCGTGCGCATTGCCCGTCGTCGGCTCTTTCAGCGCCTCCGGGTCAAAGAAGTACTTCTCGCTCTTAGTAAGGAGCCAGACCTTCTCATGCACGGCGGCGGGTCGGTCGTCGACGGATTCGGGCTTTGGGTTCGTCTTGTTCCAGATGATCTCGGACCGGACCCACCAACCATCATCCTGCAGAGCGATCGCAAGACGGTTCGGGATCATGCAGAGATCCTTAGGCTTCATGAACCCACCAGCGACTACACGACCGCCGCTCTCGAAGTGCGATTGGCGATCGCCAGACGAGAAAGCCCCACGCGCCTTCGAGTGCTTCGGATCATAGACCGGTCCGACCGTGGAGAACGGCTTGTCCCGAAAAGTTCGATCATCACTGCCGTCAGCCTTGTAGGCCTCTGCGCTCTTCCCGTTCGGGGTCGCCGCATAGCAGTCGCCATAGTTGACCCAGACGGTTCCGTGCGCTTTGAGAACGCGCCGGATTTCGCGGAAGACGCGGACCATGACATCAAGGTGCTCGCCGAGTGTGCGCTCGAGGCCAATCTGCCCTTCGACGCCATAATCCCGCAGACCCCAGTACGGCGGGCTGGTGACGACACAGTCGACCGAACCGGAAGGCATCCGGCGCATGGCCTCGATGCAGTCGCCAACGTGGATGGTGCAACGTCCGTCGAGGATGGAGCGGGTTTCTAGCGTCATGCTGCCACCCCGTGCTTTTCGAGGGCAGCCAGAGACTTCTTGCACCGGTCACGCAGTCGAGTGATTACCGCAAGCTTCTGCAGCTTCACGCCGTTGTCGGCCCGATTCATGCTGCCCTTGATGCGGAAGATCTGAGCTTCGAGTTCGGCGATCTCTTCGCGGAGGAGTTCAGCTTCGGTCATTCCGCATCCTCGCGATATTCGGCCAGGTGCTGACAGTTGGCGGCGACTAGCGCAGCGGCGACCGGCGGCGATACCGAATTTCCGACGCACGACACTTGCACGTTCTTGGGGAACGGACGGCCATTGGCATCGGCGTCGATCTTGTAGTCGGCCGGGAAGCCCTGAGCCGAATAGAGCTCCCGAGGAGTCAGCATTCTCATGCCGATGTCGACGATGACGAACTGCGCACCGTTGATGGTCAGGGTGACGAACTCGCTCTCATCCCAGAAGCCGTAAGAGCGCAGGAAGTCGGCAACCTGCCTTGCCCGGTCATGTTGATCCGGCGTGAAAGGAGGCGCAGCGACTGACGCTTCTACATGTCCGTGCCGGTCTTTCGTCGTTATGGTCCGACAAGGCTGGTCTTCTTCGCCACCGTCGCCGGTCCCGTAGTAGGCCTGCATGAACGGCGCGACGAGCGCTGACTTGTTGACGCCTGCGGTGACGGTCGCGGATGGCTCATCAGCACCGTGACCAATGCTGGCGCCGAACTGCCGTGAGACGAACGCCGAAACCACTCCCTGCTGCGCGCCGGTCGCGGTGACCGTCGACACTGGTTCATCTGCAGCTCGCCCGGGATTGACGCCTCCGATCCGACGGCTGTCGTTGTTGTGCTGGGCAACGAAGATGGCGGCGGTGCATACGTCGGCCTTGGCCGTCACTGTCGCCACAGGCTCNCCGCCACACCCGACGAGCGTCGGGATTATAACCGCGTTCTGGTCCTTCTTGCTGGCGGTGATGGTGTGGTGAGGATCTTCGACCGAGCGGTTCGCTCCGCCTTGCTGGGCATAGGTCAGGACAGGCGCAACGACGGCATGGAGGTTTTCGGTCGTCACGACGCGAACCGGCTCTTCGGCACTGGCTGAGCGATCTATTCCGCCGGCACCTGTACCGTAAAATGCCGACAGGCTTGGAGCGATCAGTCCGAGAGGCGCAGCGCCGCCAGGCTTCTTGATGTAGCTGTTGGCCGTGATGGTCGAGACCGGCTCGTCCATGGCGCTCCCAGTCGCGCCGGTATTGAACCGAGTGAGCGAAGGGGAGACGACGGCATGTTTAACGCCGCCGGCCACGACTGTGCCAAGCGGCGCTTCGCTGTCGAGGCAGCGCGGGTCCTGCCCTTTGCGCTCGCCGTAGCCGGTCCGGACCAAAAAAGGGCGCGCGGCGTCCAGCACATACCGCTTGGTGCCTCGAGCCACGCGGGCCATGGTGGCATCGGCGAGCGGGCGGATCGCGCGCAGGCCGTGCTTCGCCATGATCTCTTCGGACGTGTCGAAGATCGACGGGCATGGAAGCGACCAGTCAATGATTTCGGCAGCGGTGCGCCACGGATGTTTTTTACCGGCAATCACGTCGGGATCGTTCGGAGCACCGTGCGTCGGCTCAGGCCAGACGATCTGCAGGCGATCGAACCGGATGATGACAAACAGCCGCTTACGAATTGTCGGCGCACCATAGTCGCAGGCGCGCAGCTCGCGGTATTCAATGCGACCGCCGAGCCTGCGCAGCTTCTTGCACCACTTCTCGAAGTTCTCGCCGCGCCTCTCCGGGTCCGGCATCAGGCCGCGCGGCGTCTGGACGAGCGGGCCGTAATCTTTGAACTCCTCGACGTTCTCCATGATGACCACGTCGACGCGGCCGCCGCTCCTCTGGATGCGCTCGATCCAGCCGGGAATGATCCAGCACAGATCGCGGATGTTGCGTTCGACCGGCTTGCCGCCCTTTGCCTTCGAGAAATGCTTACAATCCGGCGAGAACCAGGCGAGGCCGATGTGCTTGCCTTTAAGGTGGTCGAGGGGATCGACGCGGTAAACGTTCTCGGAGAGGTGATGAGTCTCCGGGTGGTTGGCGGCGTGCAGCGCCAGTGCCTCCGGATTGTGATTGATGGCAATGTCAGGCGAGCGGCCGAGGGCCATCTCGATGCCGGTCGAGGCTCCACCGCCGCCGGCGAAGCTATCGACGATAAGGGGCGCACCGACATAGGCGGATGCCATCAAAGCATCGGCGCTGGTCTCGCGGAAAAGGTCAGTCCTGAACATTGCGATCCCCCTCTTCTTCCCGCAGCTCAGGCGCGATTGCGAATGCCAAGCGCCGAGCGAACCGCAGCAACGATCGAGCGAACGAGATGCGCATCCTCGCCACCAAGGAGGGCTGTGGCCCTTGCGATTGCATCGTCATTCTTCCGCACCTCCTGCCGTGCCTGGTAGATAAGCCCGCTCACCGCTTCGACGCGGAACAGCTCTTCAGGCCTGATGGAAATTCGGGGATCGGCGTACCAAGCGTCTCTGGTGCGCGTGTAAGACCAGCCTAGAGAACGGGCTGCCGTTGCGATGCGTGTCTGGACGCTGCCGACAGACGGAGGTGCTATCTCCCTCCGCAGTGCGTGCTGACAAAATGCGATCGTGGACATTTCTGATTTCTCCGACGACTTCTCGGACAT